ATAATGTCACCACCAAATTCAACTACAGTGTCAGGTGCAACGCAACCTAAGTCATTAGTAACATTTTCTACACTAAAGTTAGAGTAGTTATCACCAACAATACGTTTAATTTGATTTTGACCAAATATATATAGTTGGTTACGGAAAGACTTTAACTGTGTTATTGTAAAGCCTATGTTAATAACACCTGCTCCATTAGCAGGATCAAAGTCTGTATCTGCGTTAGGAGAGGAAAAATAAATATTAAAAGGTTCGTCAGGGTCTCCAGCTAACCAAAGGTGATTTGCAAATGCACTAGAAAACTTAGGATTGTTAGGTGCATTAGTATGCGTAATCTGTGTATACGTAGTTCCATTATACTTAGCTGCTGGATTAACACCATCTGTTAACAACAATATTTCTTCAAACCAATTATACCTCTCAAATCGTACAATGTCAACCCCTGTCATGGTGGGGCTACCTGAAGTAGTTACAGCCTGCCAACCTTTAACAGTAGGGGTACTTGCTACCGTACCCGTTGCACTGGATGTGCCACCTGTAATTACGTTACCTGTAACAAAAATATTGTCAGGTAGCTTACCAAAATCTACTACAAGAGCATCCGATGTTTTAGATATTACTGTGCCTGTTGCTGCTACAGGCGTGCTATCACCTGAACTAACTACACCTGTAAGTGTTTCACCTACAGTAAAACCTGCGCCTTCGCCTGTCCCTAGTGCTACATCGTAATAGTGATTATACCAATGTAGGTAATTGTTTCCAGAAGAAGGTGTCCTACAACCAAGTATGCCTTGATTTATTTCACCGTTTACTGCCAGTCCTAAAACTTTACCTGTACCCGGTAGTGTACCATAAGAATTTGCATACCCGCTTATACGTCTATAACCACCCTCAAGTGAAGGTTCCATATTAATCAGACGTATGGCACTTCCAGATAAAGCATTACTTTGAGTAAGCGGGTCAACATTAGTGACAAGCCCCCCTGAACAAACAGAGACAAAGGTTTGTAGATTATCTGCCATACCTAGATTCTATCAACACTTACGCTGTTGCTAGACCTCTGTATTACTGTAGAAATAACATTAGTGTGTTGATCTATGATTAATCTACGCATCATTTTTATACCATCTTCAAACTTTGTACTGTGCATATTTGCGCTTTGTTCATTTGACCTAAATAGCATCATATACATCATAGCACCATCAATAATTACGTGCCTAAATCTGTCAGGTATAATCACTGTATCATTATATAATACAAGATCAGCAGGATATTTCCAGTATCTGTACTCAATTACATACGCTGCATCAGGTACAGGAGTAACACCGAACTTTGTATCCTGCGTCATATAAACGTAGTCAGGGTCAGTTCGTCCGTTTTCTCCAGCTAACTCTTCAGTGCTTCTATACTTAGATAAATACTGATCGTAAGTAATTAATTTTAATTTTTTAGGTGTGTTATTTTTTGAAGAAAGTTGTTTAATATAAAAAGTATCCCAGTCTGCTTTTGAATAATCTGCAGGAAAAGAATACGTACCAGTGCCAGCAACTAATGTTTGCTCGTAAGTTACTAGAGTAAAAGGCCACTCTTGTGCGTCTTGAAGCATTTGCCTGACAGCAGAATTAATTGCATCCTTAGCTAGTGCTTGTACATTTTTAGCACTAGCAAAACTAGATTCATCTATTTGAACTTCGTTTAATCTACGCAATAGTTCATTAGTTAGATTAATAAATGTACTCATTGTTATAGCCTTTTAGCAGGTGTAAAATATAGTCTAGCAGAAAGTGTAGCATCAAAGTTTTGAGTAGACGTATGCCTAAATACTAATACTTTGTCTCCTGCATGTAAAAATAAAGGACCGCCGCCAATAAACTGTGTGTGGTTATTACCAGCTATAGCTTCTTCACCTACAAGAAAATGATAAGTATTGTTATCGGCGTGATATATTTGAATGCCTATATTTGAAGTAGAGTTATCTTCATTAGCAATCATAAGAAAAACAATTTCAGCTTCGTGGCTTGCTGGGCAAGTAAACAGTAGTGTAGCATTATTAGGACTACTCGTAGTACTTGCAGAATTGCCTGTTACTTCAACAAAGCTGCTATCAGTTCTAAAGTTAATACCAGCCATTTATCTATTCTTTAGATTATCTACAATTGTTACAGGATTAACGTAATTCTTTTTTATTAGTCCACCTTTAGATAAACCCATAGCTGCGGGTGTACCCCTAGAAGACATCATGCCTTGTGGCGCACGAGCAGCAGAAGGGCGATATTTACTGTCTTCCTGTTCAGGAGTTCCCATACCACCTAAAGCATATTTTTTACTTTTACGCATTTATAAATCCTCTAATAAGTAACTAAAGGGCCACCCGAAAGCAGCCCTCTAGTGTTTTATTTACGCAATTGCGTCACGGTCTACTTCGTCAGCAGCCATGTCACCTTGATCGCTGATGTCCATCATTACAGCGTAAACACGAAGTTTACCTGCTGAGAATGATGCGCCACTACCAGCCAACAAAATGTCAATTGTGTCGGCAGTTGTAGATGGTGCAAGTCCATCAATTGCAACTTGTGGAGCGTAAGCTCCATCAGCTGCGCCATCAATGTCCAGAGCCGCAGCAAACTCATCGACATCACCACCAGTGAAGCCAAGAGCAGCGGTAGCATCTGTACCTGTGTTCATGGTTGCAGATGATACAACCTGAAAACCAGCACCCATAATCAGGGTGTTAGCAGGCACTGTAATTGCCTGAATAGTATCGCCGGGAGCAATGCTATTTGTCGTCAGATCAATTGTAACATCTACGTAGTACGGATTACGACCACGCTGTGAATTACCAGAAGCAGCCTTGAGAAGTGCAGTAATGTTAGCCATTTTTCAAATCTCCCTTATGCTAAATGGTAAGCGGCGTTAACAAGAGCTTCAGGACGAAGAATCTTGCGACCATACAAATGCATACCACGAACAATGTCAGCGAAGCTGTCAGGGTCACGATATGTTTCAGTCTTGTTAATCTGCTCTGCAGTTGCAACAGCAGATGAATGACCAGCAACAATCACACCAAAGTTAGTAGAACTGTTTGCACCTGTGAAAGATGAACCAGTACCAACTTGTGGTAGGTTGTTTGAAGTGTACACGGTGAAGCCATGAATGTTGTTAGAAACAACGCCATTCATTAAACCTGCACCGCCAAAGTCAGCATTGAACAGACGAGAATCTTCGTCTTTCAGTACTTCAATGAACACTGGGTCAAGAACAAGCCAACGACCTTGTGTGTCAACATTCTGCTGATCTAGCAGACGAGACATACGGGCGATAACCTGCAGTGGGTTTGCATCACCAGCATCTGTTGGTGCAGCACCTGAACCTGTACGTGGCAGGATTGCGATTGCATCGCCAGCCGAACCACCGTTAAAGTCTGATGCGTCCAACTTCATGCTTGCAAGCAATTCGTCAGTAGTAGAACCAACAGCGTTAGTACCGTTGACTACATCATTGACTGTATCGGCTGCACCATGAATGGCTGACTGCTTGTAACCTGACAAGTAGCCAAGAACGTCTTGGTCAAACTGGTCAGCGAGGCGGTAAGCCGCACGATCACTTGCCAAAGACTGGAAGTTTACGTGTGAATGTGCCTCTTCAATGTCATCAACCTTAAATGCAAAGTAGTTAGCTTTGTCAATTGTCAGGCTGAAGTCTTCGTCATCAAGGTCTTGCGGTGTGATTGTTGTACCACGTGCATATGCCTTGACTGTGATCTCTGGCTCTTTGATGATCTTTACAGAATCACCCATTGCGGCGATTTCACCGAAATAGTCAGAGTTAGTGATTGCCTCACAAACAGCGGCCTTGCGGAAAGCAAGTTGCACCTGTTTGGAGTAAATGACTGGACTAAAGTTACCATTAGGTAGGTTACCATATCCAGCAGCGGAAGTAAAAGCCATTTCCATCTCCTGTTATTAGCTTTACAGATGCAAACTAGACAATGCTTTAACAGAGGCTGTCTAACGTAGGGTGTACTGCATACAAAGGTGGCCGCCGATGTACTTAGTAGGCCATGTTATTCAGGTAATCCGAAAGGTATATTGTTGTTTGCTGATTATAATTGTACGTTGGTAGCGAACCGACATACACTTATATGACTATAGTTATACTTAAAAATAACTACTTGTCAACTCTTTTTTATCTAGCAGAACCAGAAACATCATAGATAAACTTACCACTACGGATAGCATCCATAATCTCATCAGACATCTTCTCATATTGTTGAGGTGACATCTTTTGTACTTCTGACTCTTTTAGATACGAAGAAGCCTCATTATTCTGGGGCTTACTACGTGAGTTCTTTGTAGATACAGACTTAGCTGCATCTTTGTCTGACTTAGGTTTCTTATTAGAAATACCCATGTCAGCTTTATATAAATCAATTGCTCGTGCAGCAGAACGTGCATCATTGTCATTATCATACAATGCGTCCTGTACCCACTTAGGCTGTTCTTCTGCCCAGTTGTGGAAGTCATCACTGTCTCTGATCTCATCAAAGTCAGGATGCATCTGCATCAATGCTGCTTCAGCTTTTTCTTTGGTAGCATTAAGCTGCATCTCATCAATGTATTTTACACGCTCTTCCAAAGCACTAGACTGTTCACGTGCCTTCTTCATTGCGATTGTTTCAACGATAGCTGCTACATCTGGGTAGTCTGCTGCCCACTGCTCAATGTCTTCGTCAGACTTAGGCAGTTTCATTTCTTTCTTAGTGGCCTGCTCTAGCTGCTTTCGCATAGCATCTAGTTCAGTCTTAAACTCTTCAGCTTGCTTTTGCTGGTGTCGGCGCAGATCAGAGTAACGCTTCTTAAATGTTTTCTCTTCAGCGGACGTAGGCTCTGCTTCTTCAGGCGCAGCAGCTTCTGTCTCACCCTTTTGTTCTTTCATTAGTTGTTCTAGTTCTTCTTCTTCAATCTGTCGTTTTTCTTCATTAGTGTATTTACGATTAGCAAATGCAACTTTCTTTGGTGCTTGCATTTCTTCTGCCATAATTGTATCGTTCATTGTATTTCCTTTTGTTGGGGCCACTGTAGCCATACACCTGTCGGGGAGATGGGGAGTGAGTAGCCAACTGATTGCAGATTATTTTTTAGAAGCTAATCCACTACGCTTCATTTGTTTAACAAGGCCACCTTTAGCAAAACTATCGCTGGCTCCTGTGGCTCCACCCATTCCACTTGGGTCGCCTCCCGGATCACTGTCGCCGCCTCCCGGACCATTGTCGCCGCCTCCCGGACCATCGTTATTGTTGTTGCCAAACTCGCCACCACCCGGCGTACTCTCACGGTATCCAGCGGATGCTGCACTTTGTGATGAACTCATATCATTGTCAGATGATGTATCACTTGGCGCACCTTGTGTTACATCTTGCCTAGCTACGGATTCTAATGTTGAAGCCCTTGCGTTTGCTTTTTCTGTGGGAGTCATCTGGTCATCTGTGGCTAGCATAGCATTTACATAATCCATTACAGATTTATCAACACTTATATTTTTTGTTGTTGTTTTACCATCTGGACCTATTACTGTTGCTCTTTCAGTAACTGTTGTTCCAGAAGAACTTGTATATGCACCAGTTTCACGGTCTCGTTCTAGGGATGCAATTCCAGCTAAGTCTTCACTACTAATAATTCCTGATTGCACAGCTTCAGCTAATGAACCAGATATAGTTGCAACGGCTCTATCTATTCTATCTTTACTAACACCAGCAGGTGTTCCAGTCTTTATTGAATTATATAATGTGTTATCTTTTAAGGCAAAATTATTTGCAGTTTTCATAATATTACCAATATTGTTAAGTTGCTCAACACTAGCAGTATTTATATCATTTACTCCTAATATATTTGAAGCATTTAGACGTGACTGATTCATCATAACTGCTTTAGT